TCAAAGCTTGGTCAGCCCGGCGGTGACATCATCGAGCCAGGCGGGGTGTTGATCGGGTGGGCATTTGGGCAGGGCCTCGGCGGTGGCGCGCAGGGCGGTGATCAGTTCGGCGGCGTGGTCCAGTTCGCAGCGGTCCATCAAGCCTTCGCGTGGTAGTTTGGTCAGGGTGGCCGATGCCCCGCTTTCAACCAGCGCGCGCAGTTCATTGCGCAGCGCGATCCAGCACAGGGACAGGGCGTGGTGAGCGAGGGTGGGATTAATCATGCTCATTTCGGGTAATCCTTCACCAACGTGATGATTGCCAATCCGCGGTCGCGCTCGTCCTCGGTTTTGCCGTGGTCATGCAGGCATTCGGCGGCGCGGATAATCTCGGCATCGGTGTGGTGGCACATATCGGCCAGCACTGCGCGGGCATCCCCAAGTGCTGCATCAATGCTGGCCGCGTGCGTCCCCGTTCCGTGAGTAACCGGGATTGTTTCAATCTCCGGCGCGGGGGTGGCGATTTTGTTGGGTGGTGTCATGGTCAGCATGCCCCACATGGCATGGAGGCGCTGGCCTGATCGGCCATCATGCGCGCCACTTCGGTGAGCATCACATGACCGGCGGCGGCCCCCGTGATGGCCCAGAATATGACGGTGATTGCGATGATGCCTATGGGCATCGGCACGGGGCGGTTGGCGCGGGCGTAGGCTTGGGACATGTATTCGTGCATCACGCGGCCACCCCGGCAAGGGCTTCGCTGTCGCGTTCGGCCATTTTCAGCACGCGGCGGGCCCAGTCACGGGCGGCGGCTTCGGGCGTGGGCCCGGTGCCAAAGATGGCCAGCATTGTCAGCTCATGTTCCAGCGGGCCCCAAAGGCCGCGCTTTGGATCCTGGGGGCTGACAAGTACGCCGCCTGCCCCGTTCACGATGTCTTGCAAAGCGTCAGTCAGCTGTGCGTCGGTCAGGCCGGTGATTGTGTCGGCCAGATCAACCCGTTCCAGATCAATGATATGGGTGTAGCTGTCGTTCATGCCACTGTCCCCCGGTTTGGCACGCTAATGCCCAGTTCGCGGGCACGCTGGTGGATGCGTTCAATGCAGGGTTGGCTTAGCTCAGCGCCGCTGGCTGGCGGGCTGGCGGGCTGGTGGCTTGGCTGGCTGAGTTTGCGGCACAGATCATTGTCAGGTGGCGGGGCTGCATGGGTGACAATTGGCAGGGTGTCAAACCGCACGCCGTGGCCTTGATCCTGTTTCAGATGCAGCCATGCGGCCGCGCGGGCCGCCGGGTGATTGGCGTATTTCGCCGGGTTGGTGACGACATCAATCGCGGCGCGGGTGTCTGGGCAAAGGGTGTTGAGCATGGGGTGCCTCCATCGGTTTGATGGTGGCATTGTTATCTGTCAGCAAACAATCATGTCAACCTAAAAGTTATCTGTCAGATAACATGGCGTATGGAATGCCAAGCACAAAACGGATTATAGGCGGCGCTCAACGCTCTTTATCCACCCCAAAACTGCAAATGTAATATCACTGCCACCGAGACGTTCAATGCTTTGGTCGGGCTCGTGTGGCAGTAATAGATCGCCCTCAACTCGGCGTATCAGGGTGGCGGAGGTATCCGCAAACATATCTGTTCGGTTGATGAGCGCCAATCCATTTGATCTGCTCTGATCTCGGATATCTATCCTGAGCGTGTCCCCGCGCACCAGTCCGAGGCCCATGACGTTGCGCGCCACTTCCCAGTATTCCAGTGCTTTGGTGCCTTTTTCTTGAGTTTGGGTTGAGGTCTTTGGTATGTAGACGGCCTCACTCTCAGCAAAGCCGGCGGGGTCTGCTATATGATCTGTTCGAGGCGCTTCGTATAGATCCCCCACGGAAATTTCGAGGGCATTGGCAATCTGCTCAAGTACGTCTGTCGACGGCTTCTTTTTGCCGGAAACAATGCTGGAGACATAGCCGGGGCTAAGGTCGACAATTTCCGCAAGGCGCGCTTGCTTCATGCCTTTGCTTTTCAGGGCGGGTCCGAGGCGAATTTTCATGTCACTTTTTACCGCAGGATACGGACGCAAGCGATTAACCAGCAGAAAACATTTACTGTTGGAGAACTTTTCTGTTGCGCGCTGATTGTTTTCTGATAGTAAACTATTGTCATGTTAGCAGCGTTCTTAAAATCCCGTGAAATCAAACAAGCCGCGTTTGCTGCCAAAATCGGCGTGACGCCGGGTTATCTGTCGGCGCTGTTGGCTGGCAAGAAAACGCCATCGTTGACGGTGGCGGTGGCCATACAGCGAGCCACCGATGGTTCTGTGCCAAGCGATAGTTGGATAAATGAGGCGGACGCCGCATGACACTTTCATCACCAGGCTTGATCAAGTTGAAGGGCGCGTGGGCAGCGGTCACGTCTGAGCCTAGTGCTGATCAACGCCGCCATCCTTCTCAACTTGGGCTGTCATCGCCAGAAGCTGGTTTGCCAATTCGATTGCTCGGGGCACGTTTAGGGCGAACTGATGAACCTGCTGAGGGGGAAGAGCTTTGCCTTCGCGCGGCCAGTCCTTGTGATAGAGGCGCAGAATGATGGTCTCGGCTTCCACACTTTCCCCAAGTGCACTGGCAAAGCTGTCGATGAAAACGGCGACTGGCCTTTGGTCTTTTGGGTCAATCACAAGGTTCAGGTCATTTGTTTCAAGCATTTATGGTTCTTTCTTCACGTCAGATGAGGAGGCAGCCACATGATCGCGTTATTCCCATTCGATTTCCGGCAAGCCCAAGTCGGACCAGTTGGCGCCGTCGATGCTGGCGCGCAACTCGGCCAGTTCAGAAATCAGGAGAGTTTCCTCGGCCACAATGCGACCATCGGCAAGGATCAAATCACGCAGCGCGTTGGTCAACCGTTCCAGTTGTGGTGCCTGCAGTTCGGCGATGTCTTGCAAATGCAGTGGCAGGCTTTTGCGCTGGGGGCGCATCTTGGCGATGATGGTTGTCATATAGTTCAGGATTTCGGGCGTGATCCTGCGCCCGAGGGCACCGGCGATGGGGGGGGTGTTCACTTCCTCTTCAAGGTAGCAGCAGATCACATCCAATTCGGCCGGATGGAATTCATCATCGCAGCGCGCGGCTGTCACCAGAATAGACAATTGAGGCCGCAACCAACTGCGGAGGCTGCGGATGGTTTTCATCTTCTCGGTGAAAGCATCGCTGATTGGTGCGGGCTTTGGTGTCTCGGCAGGGCGCAGGTCTGTCAGGTCAACAAAAAGCACTTCCTGAAAGAATTTATCGGCTTCGATAGTTTCACCATCATCGGTGATGAAGCATTCTATGCGATCACATCTAAAGGTGCGCTGTGCTTTGCGTTCGTGGCAGACCGCCAACAGCATCGGGGCATTTGGGCCGCGCCTGAGTTTCAACAATGTGATGCGGCGGCGGCTTTGCTGGCCCTGCGCGTCGCAGTAATCAATTACGCAATAGACGGGTTCGAGATCAATAACACCGCGTTCATCCGGTTGCTCAAGTTCTTCTGTTTCTTCAACATCGGGAATATCAGGCGGCGGTGCCGAGATGTGCGGCTTGCTAACAACGTTGGGCGGCGGCGGCATGGGCGTGTCGAAATCCGGGGCTTTTCCAAGCAGCCAATTCAATATGCCCATGGTCGATCCCCTGTTCAAAATACACACCGTGCAGTTGAGCAGCCTTGCTTGATTCGTGCAATGGTAAGAGGTGCCGCATGAGTTTTGATGGTGGGGCATATCCTAATGTTACCGTCCTTGTGGGTGGATCACTGCCCGCAGTGCAGCACATGCAGCCTGCCAACGCATCTGGAATTGCATCCGGACAAAAGCCCGTTGATGCCGTCGAAGGGGTTGATCCGTTTCTGATTGCCAAGCAGATGCCGGTCAGGTGGTGGAAATACATTCGCGCCAATTTTTGCAATTGGAAGGATGTGCAGCACCGTTTCAAATGCTCTGAAAAGCTGGCGCGGAAATGGTGGAACGAACCTTGCGGTGTTCACGCCGATAAAATTGCCGTCGCCAAATCATTGCACCCGGTACAGGCCGAACAGATGTTGTTTGGGATGGCGGCGGAATGATGGATTTGTGCCGCGCCCCTTTTTTTCATGCCGCCGGACAAAAGTCCGGACCAAAGTCCGGTTCGGTACAAAAATCCGGACAAAAGTTCAGATCACAGAAACACGCAAGGCAGGGGTCAAGCGGGCCTCTTTCAGCCGCTACTGCCGGGGGGCGGTTTGTTTTGCATTATGTGTCCCCGGTTATCTCCCTGTTGACCTTTGGGGCGGTGTTGAGCCGCCCCCTTTTTCCAACAGGACACCTCGATGGGTCCGGCTTCGGATTTGTCTGCCTCAGTACCTTAGCGCGCGGCGTGGCCAATGGCCCGTCGCGCCTTTTTTTTTGAGGCCCCTTCGCCCGGTCTGACCGGGAATTCATCAGCGATCGCCCCGACAGAGGGCGGCGCTTAGGCAGAACACATTGCACTGACCACCCACAGAGGTGGCAGCGCGCAAGAGGACAGAGGCGCATGTCGAGCAGCGCATCAAATATATATTCACGCCACGAGTCCCGCCCGCCGGACCGGCCGTTGCAGGTCATTGGTGGTGTCGCATGAGCATGGTTGATGTTGTGCAGATCGGATCTGTGACGCTCATCCACGGCGATGCGCAAAGCGTGCTTGCTGATTATCGTGGTGTGGCCAACATGCTTTGCACCGACCACCCCTACCGCCTGACATCGGGTGGTCGCGGTACGTCTGGCGATGGCTCGATGTCGGGCATGTTTGATGCCGAAGATTATGATAATTCCGGCGATTTGATGGCCATGGCTGAGTGGAACAGAACCGGCGGGCCGATCTATCGTGCGTTGAAGCCGGATGCTGACGCTTATGTGATGGTCAATGACAAGAACCTGATGTTGGCCATGGGGGCTTTCTTAGGGGCCGGGTTCAAGTTCCACAACTTGCTGGCATGGGACAAGCATGCCCCGACGCCGAACCGCTGGTACATGAAGCATCTGGAATACGTTCTATATTTATGGAAGGGTACCGGCCGCCCGATCAATCACCCCGGTTCTAAGCAACTCTTCCGGGCGGATCGCCCAGGGCTGGGTCATCACAAAACCGAAAAACCTGTCGCGCTCATGCGGCATTACATCGAGAATTCCAGTGGACCAGGTGATGTGGTTCTCGACCCCTACATGGGGTCGGGCACGACGCTGGTTGCGGCGGCCAAGTCCGGGCGCAAGGGGTTGGGCATCGAGATTGATCGTGAGCATTTCGACACGGCCTGCCGCCGTGTCAGCGAGGCTCAATCATGAGCAATAACCCCGTCATCCGGTTTGGTTTGACCGCCTATGTTGTGGCCAATCAAGCCCGTTTGAGACAGCTGAGCCGCCAAGGGCAATTGGATCTGGCCATGCGCGCGCTTGAGTTGCCGGAAATCCACCAGAAAGCACGATTGGCGGTGCGCCATTTCCTGTTGCATGCAGAGGCGCGCCCCGAGGCCACAGGCGATCGGTTGCGCAATTTTCTGGACTTTTGGTTGGATGAATTCACCCCCTCGGCCACGGCCAAAGAGATAGCTGGCGGCAAGGATAATGCCACCCTGTTTGACTGGGAAACACGAAAGGACACCGGCCATGACTGAGCGCCAACGCCTGGCACAAGCCGCCTTGATTGCGGTCTGTGTTTCGATCGAGGTGAAATCCCTCAGCGGTGCGGATCTGGGATTTTGGGTGCAGGAGATCGAAGCCCTTTTGCCTGATTGCGTTGATTGCCCCGAGGTTTTGGGACCGATCAGATATGCGGCCGAAACATTGGTGATTGCCAGGAGTGTATCTGAATTGAGCCAGGCGCGAAGCCGTCTGAGCCGCGAGCTGAAGCTGTATTATGGGGTTGCCGCTGCCGATCGGATCAACGCCTGGCGCGAGGCAACGAGATGACCCGCGCCCACGATCATCGCGTCGATGAGGCCAAAGCCATGTCTGTCACGGATGTTGTCGATCGGCTGCAGATCACGGGCTTGGTGACAAACGCATGGGAATTGGTCGGGCCGTGTCCTAAATGCGGAGGCGATGACAGGTTTTCAGTCCATCTGAAAAAGAAGCTGTTTCATTGCCGTAAATGCGATCTGAGCGGGGGCGATATGATCGGCCTGGTCATGGGGCTTGAGGGCATCGATTTTCGTGCAGCGCTGGACTGGCTGTGCGGGCCGCGCCAAGAGATAGACCCGGCCGAACTGGCGCGGCGCAAACGTCTGCGCGATGAACAGGACCGTAAACAAGCCATTCAGGCCGAAAAAAAACGCCAGGCCGCTATCGCATCGGCGCGCGAAATATGGTCATCCGGAATGCCGCCAACCGGCACCGATGTTGAGCGTTATCTTGAGGTGCGCGGGCTTGCAGGTGTTTTACCCGGCCTGAGCCCATGCCTGCGGTTTCACCCGGCACTGCCCTATATGGTGTTTGAAGGCAAAAGATGGATTGAGATCGATCGCCGCCCGGCCATGTTGGCCGCCTTGCAATCCCCAAATGATAAGTTTTGCTGCGTACATCGCACCTGGCTGGATGTGACACAGCAAAATGGCAAGGCGATCATCATGCGCGATGGCAACCCGGCCGTCGATGCCAAAGGCAAGCCTCTGAAGGCCAAGAAGACGTTGGGATCCACAAAAGGGGCGTGCATTCGCCTGGTCACGCCGGGGCAGCAATGGAACACGCTGGTGATGGGCGAAGGGATTGAAACCACATTGACCGCCTTCTTTGCCGATGCCGCCCCTGGTGCCGCCTATTGGGCCGGGGTGGATCTGGGCAATATGGCCGGACGCATGCTGAAGGAACCGGGTAAGCGCCATTCCGGCCTGCCGGATATGGATGACACCCGCGCCTTTCGCCCCCCGCCGTGGGTTACACGGCTGATCTACATCGCCGATGGGGATTCAGAGCCAAAAATGACCCGCGCCAAGCTGGACTGCGGACTGAAGCGCGCCATGGCATTCAATCCCATGCTGAAGGCTCAGATTGTACGAGCTGGCGCTGGCGTGGATCTGAATGATGTTTTGCGGCGTCAATCTGAAAAAACAGAGAAGGAACCCACATGACCCTACGCAGAATTGATGTGACCAAAGAGGATCGTCGAGCGGGACCAGGCGATGCCGAGCCACGCTTGGACTGGATTCCAATTACATCCTTGCGGATCAATCACGCCTATCAGCGCTCGATCGAAAAGCGCGGTTGGGCCACAATCCGCAAGATCGCAGCAAACTTTAGTTGGGCCCGTTTTGGCGCGCTGGATGTTACCGACGCCGGTGGCGGAGAATATGACATCATCGATGGCCAGCACCGCGCCCACGCGGCTGCGATCTGCGGCATCGAGGCGGTGCCAGCGCTGATCAAGACATTGAGCGAACAGGAAGCGGCCAGTGCCTTTTCCTGGATCAATGGGGCTGTGACCGCGTTGACACCTTGCCAGAAATTCCGCGCAGCGCTGGCCGCGATGGAACCATGGGCCATCCAGAGCGAGGCCGTAGTGGCCAAATCCGGGTGCCACCTGATGACTTCAAACAAAAGCTCAAAGGATCGAAAACCCGGCGAAGTGTTTTGCATCGGCGCAATCCGCAAGATGGTTGAAGAAGAACAAAGCGTCTTTTTGTCCACTGTGCTGAATGCCCTGATCGCCTCGCCTGATCTGCGCCACCCGGTCTGGTGGTTCAATGCCCTGCCCCTGCGCGCCCTCACCGGCTTTGCAATCGACCGGGGTATCACTCAACCCGATCGCATGGCGACCTTTTTCGGCGCCCACGATCCATGGGAGATCTACATGGAAGCCCTGCGGCTGCGCGACACCAACAAGCCCGGATATGTCAGCCTGACCGAGGTCAAGGCATTTGAAACCTTGTTGATCGAGCGGTTTCGGGATTGGCAGATGCAAGAGGCCGCCGCGTGACCGGCAACACCGACGATATACGCCGCAAGTTTGCCGAGGCTGAAGACGTTGCACCAGCTGAAGGTCTGCAGGCACCAGAGCAAGCCACCCCGGACCCCGGTCATGATGCGCCGCCGCCTTTGGACCCTGAAGATCCGGGTCCAGGTGATGAGCCGCCACCTGAGATGGCCGGCGCTCTGTTTCCCCTGAATGACAGCGGCAATGGCAACCGCTTTGCGCTCTATTGCGGCGATGATGCGTTGCATGTCGCGCGAGTGGGCTGGCATCGATGGGATGACCGGCGCTGGAAGTTGGATCCGGATGGCATTGAGGTGCAACGCTTGGCTCACCGCGTTCAGGATCATATTTCCCGAGAGTTGCCTTTCGTGAAGCCGTCCCGCATTGAGCAAGAGCTTTATGCGAAGGAACAATCGGCCGAGGATCTGGTGCGCGAGCTGAATGCTGTGCCTGCGGCGGGCACGGGTGAAGATCACGCTGAAAAGCTGAGCGAGGCCAAAGCCGCCCTTTCAGATCTGCGCAAACAAACGTGGGGTAAAGGGTCGACCAGGGCGCGCCACCTTGCTTTTGCCAGGGCTGCTGGCAACACAAACACGCTAAAGAATATGCTGCATGAATCACGCGCCTTTCTGACACGCGATGTTGAAGACCTCGATGCGGACCCCCTGACAGTCAACACCCAAAGCGGCATTTTGCGCTTCAGTGTCAGAGGTGGGCCGGGCCAAGGCTTTTCCAAGGTGGCCGATGTTCAGCTTGAGGATCATGCCCGCGAGGTGAACATCAACGGCCACAATCACCCACAATACATCACCAAACTGATGCCTGCGGGTTACGATCCGGACGCCAAGCGGCCGGGCTTTGATAAGTTTCTCGAGCGGATCCAGCCAGATCCCGAAATGCGCGCCTTCCTGCAGCGCTGGTTTGGCTTGTCGATGACCGGGGAGCCGGTTCAGAAGTTTCTCTATATGTATGGCATGGGGGCCAACGGGAAATCCGCCCTGGCCTCTCTCATGCGCCGGATGCTTGGCGAATATGCCACGATGGTGAAGATCGAAAGCCTGACCGGCAAGAACCGCAAAGGTGGGGCTGACGCCACGCCCGATCTGATGAAACTGATCGGGGCCCGCGCCGCCATCACCAGCGAACCCGAAGAGGGCGAGCGGATGCAGGAAGGTAAGATCAAGGAAATGACCGGCGGTGAGAGCATGCTGGTGCGCAATCTGCATTCGGATTTCATCGAATTCACGCCCTATTTCAAGTTGACGTTTACCGGCAACCATAAGCTCGAGATCCGTGGCACTGATGACGGTATCTGGCGGCGGCCGCTGCTGTGCCCCTTTGATGTGCAGATCCCCGAGGGCGAGCGCGACGAGAAACTGGTTGACCGGCTCTGGGAAGAGCGCAGCGGAATCCTAAACTGGATGATCGAGGGCCTGCTGTCGTATCTTGAGGCCGGGTTGCAAGAACCTGACCAGGTGCTGAGCGCCACAAGTGAATATCGCAAAGACAGTGACCCGGTTGGTGACTATTTGACCACCTGTTGCGTCATGACCGGTGAGAGCAGCGATTGGCTGCCTGCCTCAGAATTGATCAGCGGCTGTGTTCTTTATCAGCTTGAGAATGAAGGTGCCGCCTGGACGCCGGGCACAATATCGCGCCGGATCAAAGAACGACAGGGCAAGTTCATGCATCCCGAGACCCTAAAGACCTTCACACGCCACAAGCGCGGCGTATGGGGCTATCTGGGGGTCAAGCTGGAGGATGAGTTTGCCAGCCGTCTGAAGGATGCCGCCCGTGACAGCAAGGGCCAGCCCACTGTGCGCGCGGCCGACAGCACCCGTTCTGGCGATTATCCCCTATGACCATGCGCGCGGCATATCCCGCCCAGCCTACGGCCCGCACCCCGCACCCCTCAACTTCATCTTATCGATCATATGGGCCCATTGGGCCGAAACGCGCCGTTCAGGGCCGAAAGGACGTATTGCGGGGTTTGGGGGAAGTGGTTTGTAATCAGCACGTTACACGGCAAGCAGGGCCGATAGGGCCGATAGGGCCCAAATCTGCAGTAACCACACGCGCGACGAATATGACCGGGGTTTGGGGTAAAGCGTTCTCCTGTAGGAAACCGGCATCTTTCAGCCCTATCGGCCCTATCGGCCCAGATCCACCTTGATTTGCCCACATTACCAATGACTTGAAGGATGTGTTGACTGTCACGTTTTGGGCCCTGTTTAACTTTCTTTCGGCCCTATCGGCCCACCCTTCATATCCTCAAATCAACATCTCGTTTCTTCAACGAGAAAAACAACTAGATATAGATAATAGAGGGTGAAATGAGAGTAGAGCAGACTGTCAAAAGCCGGATCAACCAGCTGACTGGGGCAGATCGTGAGCGTTCAAACGCATTCAGAACAGAGTTGGCGGCGCAACTCAGGGAAAGCGCCATGGCCCCGATCGAGCCAAAACCAATCTCGGTTCGCAAATTGATTGAGTGGGCCATTTCAAAAGAGCATGCGCGCGTTGACTTCGGTGAACATGCCCGGCTTTGCGGTCAGCCGCTGCCCGGTGTTGGGGTGGAATACATCATGATGCAGCATGGCCCGGTTGGTGCGCGTGTCGATGGCGGCGGTGTGTCCTTCCCTCACGATGATGCTTACTTGGTGGCAGATGCGCTTGAGAACCTTGGGCGGCGTGAGGTTGCCACCTATATCGCAGAGCTTGCCCGAACCGGTAGCGCGCCTGATCCGATGGTGGATGCGCAGCCAAAGGTGCGGCCACTTGACTGGCAAGAAAACCAGCACGGCATGCGGCCTAAGACAGTGGATGCGACAGATCTCGGGCCAGAGGGCTGGAAGCCTTTTCGCCGCATCAATCGCAAGGGAAAAACAGTCTATGATCGCTCGCGCTGCACCCCGGTGAAGATCGAACCAACGGTGCAGCAAATTGCCAACGCGCGCCGGACCTGGCTGGATTGGTGGGGTGGCCTGTTGGATGTGCGCCTGACCTTGCAGACCGGCATGCCGCTGACCCGTTGGGTGGTGACGGATGAGATGCCGCCGATGCGCCCTTGGCGAAAATGATTTGACTTTGAAATCTGCCCCCCCTAGACAAGACGCACTCAACACAGCTGCGCCCGGAGTGGATCACACCACTGCCGGGCGTTTCTGTTTCCAGCACAATTATCATCGATGAAGATTGGGGCAATGAACGCCGCCGGGATAATCCCGGTCATGGTTGATCAACGCGGCACCCCGCAAGGATATCAGGGGTGCGCGATGATCAAAGTACAGCACAGCATCAAAAAAGCGCTGGACAAACTGAACCGGGTTGAGAAATCGCAGGTTTCATTTGCGCTGTCGGTTGCAATAAACGACACAGCCAAAGAGGCGGTCGAAGACATCAAGACCGAAATGAAATCAGTATTCGATACGCCGGTGCGCTGGACACTGAATGCCTTTTTTGTGAAGCGCGGCACTAAGCGTAAACCGGTGGCGGTGATCCGGCGTAAAGATGCGCAGCGTGGGCGGCACTATCTTGAGGTTCAAAGCAAAGGCGGCGCGCGGCCACAGACTGGACTGGAAAAAGGACTGGGGTCACGGCTTGCATATGCAGGAATTGTGCGCACAGTCACGCCGACCAGCAAAGCCCGCAAGACCAAGGCGGGCAACTGGTCGCCGGCCCAACGCAATCAGGTTTTAAGCGGGATAAAAGCACAGCGCGACCCGACTGCTAATACGACTAAGGCTTCAAAGAAGCGGAACAAATCCCGTGCTGGATACTTCGTTCCGCGTCCTGGGTCCAAGCTGTCGCCCGGTGTCTATCAACGAAAATCACGAAAAAAGATCGTGAAAATCCTGCACTTCTCGGATGGCTCTGCCAACTACAAGAAGCGACTGGACATCGCCAAGGTGACGCGCACCACAGTAGAGCGGCGGTTCGATCAGAATTTTCGGGCTGCCCTGAAACGGGCGGTCAGCACCGCAAGGTGAGCTTGGGTCCTTCCCCGAAAGCCTCCGCACGGGGGTTATTCGCGCCCCGGTTTGTGAAAGTTTTTTGGAAAAAATTGCGTGAGAGAAAGGGTTATTGTTGGTGTTGTCGGCGGGCGTCGGGGCATCGGCCAAGACGGGTGTGCCAATGGATGATGCGATGATCGAGGCCCTGGTGGTGAAATACCCGCTGCCATCCGGTGTTTCTGACGTGGATATGAACCAGACCGAATTGGCGGGGGCGCTTAACACCACTTTGCCCACGCTGACCAAATGGCTATCCGATGAGACCTTTCCGATGATTGAGCAGGGGGGGTTGGGCAAGCCATACGTCCTGCGGTTGTCGCAATGTTACGCATGGCGCATGGATCAGCAGGCCCAGCAGGATGTGCGGCAATCGCAGATCAAGGATGCGCAGGCCAAGATGCAGGCCAGCTTTCTGAATATCGATGTGTCAGACCCTGCGGCGGGCATGACGACAAGACAGCGGCGCGAGGCGGCAGACGCGGATTACGCCCATTCGCGCGCGGCATCTCTGCGCCGCCAGTTGGTGCGCACCGATGAGGTCCGGGACTTGCTGGATAGTCTGGCGACAAGTTTTCGCGAAGGATTATCGGCGATGCCGGATCGTTTGGAGCGAGAGTTGAGCCTGACACCCGAGCAGGTTGAAGTGGTGGCCCTTTTGGGTCGCGATATCCTGGTATCGGTCAGTGAACGGATCGAGGCTGCAAACCTAACCGAAGTAGAAATTGCTGAAATCGAGGTCAGCAACCGGTTGCAGATATGATTCTGCACCGGGACATCAGCGAGCCACTGCCACCTTATGCAGATGCGCGCCATATCTTGCGCGACGTGTTGCCCGGGTTGCGCCCTGCCGAGCAGATCACGGTGACCGCTGCTGCCGAGAAGTACATGCGTGTCAACGTGTCTGGCCAATGGCAAGCGTTTCGGCGCGATGTGACGCCCTACATGGTCGAGCCGACCGATATGACGGCATCGCGCCGCTATCGTGGGTTGGTGTTTGTGGGGCCGTCGCAGTCGGGCAAGACACAGATGCTGCAATCTGTCTCGGCCTACGCCATCTGCGCAGATCCGGGGCGCATCGCCATCTTTCAAATGACCCGCGAGGCAGCGGCAGAATTTGAACGCAACAAGCTGTCGCCGATGTTTCGCAACAGCCCGAATATCAAGGCAAGGTTTGCCACTGGCCGCGGGGCGAACAACCTTTATCAAAAACTGTTCGCCGGTGGCACACAGCTGACATTGGACTGGCCGACGATCACCAAACTGTCCTCGGCCACCATCCGGGTGGTGATGGGCACGGATTATGATCACTTTCCGCCATCGATTGATGGTGAGGGAGATGCCTGGTCGCTGATGTTGGCCCGAACGCGGACCTTCATGTCACGCGGTATGGTGATTGTGGAAAGCAGTCCTGCGGCCCCGATCACTGATGAAACATGGCGGCCCAAAACCGTGCATGACTGCCCGCCGGTCAAATACGGTGTTCTGGCGATTTACCCTTCGGGCACACGGGCCCGGTGGTATTGGCGCTGTCCCGATGAAGACTGTGCAGAAGAATTTGAACCGGCGTTTCGGCATCTTCGCTGGCCCGATGGGGTCAGCCCGGCCGAGGCGGGGGCTGGTGCTGAAATGGTCTGCCCAAAATGCGGCGTCCCGTTCGGGCATGTTCACAAGCGCGCGTTGAACGTCAAAGGCCGCTGGCTGCATGAAAGTGCAGATGGCGAACGCGCGGTGCCGATTGATGACCCGGACGTGCGGCGTACCGAAACGCTAAGCTATTGGTTGGATGGTGCGGCGGCGGCGTTTTCGACATGGGCCGATCTGGTTACAAAACATCTTGAAGCGCTTGAGCGATTTGAGACCACGGGAGATGAAGAAGGGCTGAAGACGGCGATGAATACAGGCCAGGCGCAGCCCTATCTGCCGCGCGGGGCTTCGGCGGAATTTGAAGTGAGTTTGCAGGGGCTGAAAGACAAGGCGCTGAATGTGCGCACGCCCAAAGGGATTGCCCCGGCCTGGGCGCGATATATTACGGTTTCGGCAGATACGCAGGGCAACCGGTTTGAAGTTGGGGTCACTGCCTGGGGCGAGGATGGCCAGCACCAGCCGATCGACAGATTTGAGCTGCGCACACCGCCCGAAGGCGCGCCTGGTGACAAGGATCGTTCAGTGCGGCCATTTGAGGTGGCAGAGGATTGGGGGGTTCTTGCCCAGCTGGCCTTTATGGTCTGGCCTGTCGAGGGCGAAAGCTGGGGGCTGGCACCCACTGCGATTGCAGTGGATATGCAAGGTGGGGGGGCCACCACGGAAAACGCCTATCGGTTCTATCGCGGGCGGCGGGCTGCGGGGCAAGGCGCGCTTTGGTATCTGACGAGGGGGTCAGGCGGGCAGCACAGCGATCGGATTTGGTTGAAGGCACCCGAACGGGCCAGCAAGCGGCGCCGGGTGGCCAAAGATATTGAAATACTGAACATCGCCACTGACCGGATCAAAGATGCTGTCAGCGCATCTTTGCGGTTGCAGGATTACGGGCAAAACATCTGCCACATCCCGGCTTGGATGGAAGAATTCCACCTGTTGGAAATGACTGCGGAACGCCGGACAGCCAAAGGTTGGGAGGCGCGCCCAGGCATGGTGCGCAATGAAAGCCTGGACCATCTGGTGCAAGCGCGGGCGCTGCACATTCTGCTGCGTGGGGAGCGGATCGACTGGGCCAACCCGCCCGGCTTTGCTTGCGGGGGGCCGCAGAATGTCAACGCATATGAAGTTGGAGCCAAAGGCGTGGCGGTGGCTGGTGATCGGGTTCAGATCGCGCCACCCGATCGCCCCACTGCAAAGCCATCCGGCAGCGGTTGGATAAAGAAGAGAAAGAACTGGATATGAGCGGCTACACCCAATCCCAACTGGATGAGTTGAAAGCAAACTTTGCCAAAGGCGTGACATCTCTGAGCAGAAATGGCGAACAGGTTCAGTTTCGATCATTGAGCGAAATGCAACAGCTGATCACCAAAATTGAAAGCGAATTGAGCACCACGCTGCCCAATCGTCAGCACTACCCACAGTTTTCGAGAGGCACCTGACCATGAATGCACTTGATCGTGCCATCGCCACGGTGTCACCCAGCTTGGGGTTGCGCCGGATGCAGGCGCGCCACGCGTTGAGCGTGATGCAACGCACTGCCAGCATGCATTATGACGCGGCCACCACGGGGCGGCGCGGATCGAGCTGGCATGCGGTCAACAATGATGCAGACGGGGCAGCCGGGTTTGGCCGTCGACAGCGCATGGCGGCTGTGGCGCGTGATATGGTGCGCAATTCACCCTATGCCCGGCGGGCCCAGGATGTGATCAGCAACAATGTGGTGGGTGACGGGATCATACCCAAGATAGTGGATGCCCCCAAAGCGCTTGCGGATGAGGGGTTGACCCTGATTGAACGCCATCTGGACACAACCGACATTGATGCAGATGGGCGCAACAATCTGTATGGTTTGCAACGCCTGGCAGTAAACACCGTGACCGATGCTGGCGAAGTTTTGATGGTGCGCTGTGATTTGCCGCTGGGATCGGGCAAGTTTCTGCCGTTTCAAATCAAACTGCTGGAACCGGATCACCTGGACGCGACACGCGATGGCGTGTTTTCCGATGGCCGGTCTGTGGTTGAGGGCATTCAGTACAATGCTGCAGGTGAGCGCGAGGGTTATTGGCTATATCTGGTGCATCCGGGCACCAGTGGTTATCGCGGCATGCGTTTGGGGCAACAATCTGAGTTTTTCCCGGCCAGCCATGTAGCCCATATCTACCGCCAAGATCGACCGGGCCAAATGCGTGGTGTCAGCTGGTTTGCGCCGGTGGCGTTGTCACTGCAAGACCTGTCAGACTACCAAGATGCGCAGATCATGCGGCAAAAAATTGCATCTTGTTTCGCAGGGTTTCGCCGGTTGGGATCTGACGCTGGCAAGACTAGCACTGAGCTGGATGGTACGCTGGGGCCTGGTCTGATTCAGGACATTGGCTTTGAAGAAGAAATGATTTTTTCCGATCCTCCTTCGGTTGGGGATTTTGACCAATTCATCACCTCGGTTTTGCGATCGATGGCGGCGGGTCTGGGAATCACTTATGAGGCGCTTTCCGGTGATCTGAGCCGGGTCAATTTCAGCTCGGCCCGCATGGGCCGCATGGAAATGGATCGCAATGTTTCGTCCTGGCAATGGACGATGGTCATTCCTCAGATGCTTCAGCCGCTTGGGGTCTGGATGCAGCAGGCATGGATGGTGCAACGCCCGGCGAAAGCGTTGGCGATTTCGCGGTTGCGGCTGGATTGGGTGCCACCACATCGCATTCTGGTGGACCCGGCCCGAGAAATCCCGGCATTGATCGACTCTATTCGCGGCGGCTTAACCAGTCGTCAGGCCGTTGTCCGATCATTGGGCCACGATCCCGAGCGACTGCTGCAAGAGCAGGTGGCGGATAAAGCCAGCGCTGATGAATATGGTCTGATTTTTGATAGCGATGCGGCTCATGTGTCGGGGAGCGGGGTCACGCAAGCGCGCCCGCCCGGCTCGGAAATTCCCAAATTGGAGGAAGACGGCGATGAATGAGATTTACCTGTACGGCACGGTTGGCGCCGAATTCTGGGACGAAGAATTTTTTACCGCTTTAGAAGTGCGCGACCAACTGGCCGAGATGGTCGGTGAAGTGACCGTTCATCTCAATTCTGGTGGTGGCGTCGCATCGGTTGGCCAGGCAATTTACCACATGCTGAAAGCGCATGAGGGGAAAATACATGTCGTGATTGACGGTGAGGCCTGCAGCGCGGCCAGCCTTATTGCCATGGCCGGTGATACCCGCACCATGCGGGCCGGGACCTATATGATGATCCATGATCCGGCCAATTGGATGGTTGATGGTCGCGGGACCGAGCGAGACCATTTGCGCGCCGCACAGGCCCTTGGCATTCTGGCGGGTGGATATGCGGCGGTTTACGCGTCCGCTGCCGGGATCACGCCTGAAGCGGCGCGCGAAATCATGAAATCAGAGACCTGGTATGACGGCGAGTCGGCGCTGACCCAAG